ATCGAATGTGCAGCCCCCGGTTCCAAGGTTGCTGCCGAACGCGCCGCCTGCCATGGTAGGGTTGAAGTTGACATTACTCCACCGGATGCGCTGGGGATATGTGACTGGTGCCCCCTGCACTCCAGTAGTATAAGGGACTTCAACTGTGTAGGCCATTATCATGTTACCCGATAGTTCCCCAATAAATAGGGAACTAAATGTGCTTCCTGTATAGTTGTTGGGCAAAGGCCATGTGGTTCCAGTGAAAGCAACATCCGTGATAGGTTGGGGGGCTGCGCCGTCCCAAGCGCTGAGGTGGCCAGAACCGTTGGTGTAGTAAAGCACATTCTGAAAACTGCGCCACGCAATAGGATTACTGCCGAGAAGCGGACCTTTGAGCGCCACCCAAGGATTCTGGCCTGCATTGGTCAGCGCGACTGCATTCTTCTGTAACTGAAACAGCCCATTGGCAGTGAAGGCAAAAGTATGCCATACCAAATTCTTGGATAGGAAGCTGCCTGTGCCTAAGATCGGGTTGGGGCCATCAGGGCCGGGGATATATGGCACGAAAGCATTGCGCGACCTCAGTTCCGAGTTACGGAACATGAAGTTGTTCATTGCCGGAGTATATTGGGGGCCGATCTGATTCTCGGGAGTTTGGACATTAAGGCCCCCGTATGGCACGGACCACTGCGAGGCTATGCCGCCGGGAGGGGCATCCCAGTTGCTTGGGCTATACGTGATCTCGAAGGGTTTGCCCATACCCTATTTTACCTTATTGCTGTATGTAGGTTAGTACACCAGCGAAGTTACCAGTTGCGCCTATCGTGGTCACGGCGCATAGGCCGTTGGAAGCAGCCGTTTTGAATATAGTTCCACCTTGTCCAGTTACAATATCCAAGGGGGCAGCAGCCAGAATTCCACCAGCGCCAAATGGTCCAGTTAGCGCAGTGGGGCTGCCAGAGCAAGTGGTCCCAGTTCCCTGCTCAAACAGGATGGTATTGGCAGTAGTAATTACTTCGCTAATTGTCAAATCGAAAGAACATACATAAACCGCTGTTGAGCCACTTACTGCAACCAAGGCTGTGGTAGCGGCTGTGCTGATGTTTATAGGTACACTGGACTTGGGAGTTGTGGAGAAGCATGGATCAACAGGCACAATGGGCGTGGCTTGACTGACAGCTTGTGGAAGGTTGGTAATAACAACCACTGTTGCAAAAGCCAGTAGCAGTGCCATCCCGAGAATCAATTTAGTCGATGGTTGCAAGGACCACCCCCGATGGAATCTGGATTGGGGTTACTCCGCTGACCCAAAATACTTTGCCCCGGTTCTGGCTGCCCGCGCCTATTGATGTAGCCTGCCAAATGGGATTGCCATTGCGGTCACGAAGGTCAAGCACCTGCCCAGCGACTGTTGGATTTTGCCATGAGATGTCCTCGATACGGACTTCCCAAGGATAAATGCATTGACCGATGGTGCCTCCACCGGATTGTGCAGTCCCGGCTGGAATCACGAATTGGGGCTTCATCACGAAGGATGTGGCCCCCGATAGCCCAGAGATCAGATCATAGAATCCATTATAGGCTGCGGCAGTTGCATTGATGACTGTGAACCAAAATGCCGGGGGTACCCCTGTCGTATTGAAGGTCAATGCTCCAGTGGTGGTAATAGTAACTGTGCCATCGGCATTGAGGGTCAAACCAGTGCCACCAGTTATGGTAGCCACGGCTACGTCGGCTGGAAACAACGCCCACGGATTGGCTGCTAGATTCGCCATGCCAGCTCCTTAATACACAATCGCGTAATGCGCTCCAAGGCCATATACATACAGTAGGCTCGTAGCCGCCGTGGTGAAAACTGCTTCCAATACCAGCGAGGAGAAATCGGCAGCCTCAAATACCAACGGTTGAGACAAGGTGTATCGCTGAACGTGTGGCGTGCTCAACGATGTGGTTGTGGTCAGAGCGATGGTCTGGGGCGATACAACTGCCGTATTGACCAGTGCAGTGTTCTCCGCGAATATGTTTCGACTGACCCCAACGGTGGCGGCTGTCAACGCAGCCGTTACTACAGAGTATACCGCAAAAATGTCGATTAGTGCCACGCCTTGTGGAACCGCTGGGGTGCCTTGTGGCAACTGGCTGGGCAAGCCGGGATTAGTGGCCGTGGTGGCCGCTGCAACGCCACTGAATGGATTGCCGGGGCCAGCCGCGCCGGGCGTCGCTGGAGTCGTGCCAAAAGCCTCTTGATACTCATTTGAGAGCATCAGCACGCCGCTACCTGTTTCATATTGTCCGGGGAACGCGGGGAACGGCACATTGCCGGGCCGCTGTTGGATCGAGTTGTCTGCAAGGAAATTGAAAGTGGTTGCAGCAGCCGAATTAAGCCAATACCATTGGCCCGCTGCGGCCCTAACCAGCGCGGCGGTTCCAGCGGCTACACCAACCTGCGCGGTAGGCAACGATAGACCCGATGCACTATAGAATGTCAACATCCCTGCTGCTCTAGGCATAATTCCTCGTAACTTCCATCCTAATACAGAACTTCAAACTGATCGTTCTTGCGTTCAATCGGGTTTGTCAGCTTTGGGTCTGGCTCCATCTCATGCCGATAAACCGCAACCGCCCGCGCCACCGCAATGTCCCGACTCCCGATGATGGCCTTATCCACGCAGTTGTTGCCAGTACACGTTAGGATTCCATTTTGCCATCGCATCGCGGAAAGCGGTTGTCGAACGCCACAACGCTGGCATATCTCATAGACATTGACCCGTTGTGTGCGCCAAAGTGGCATCTACCGCGTCCGCCTACGTCCGCCTCCGCTGCTGCGGGGAGCCGACATGGCCTTCTTAATCTTCGACTTACTTACCGCTTTGGCCACTCGCGCCTCCGTGGTTATAGAGCGCCAAGCCAGCCTGTGCCGCGCCCACCACCAGCGTTACCAATGGCTGGTACTTGGCGGGGACGAGTGTAAGCGACTGGTTGGCCACTTGCACTGCGACGCCAAGCACCTGCAAAGCTCCATGCAATAACTTGCCCATGCTCCTCCTTACGGCCCTAGGGTCCGTTTGATGCCCACGTTCCAACCCACGATGTTGCACCAGCACTAAAGCGTTGGAAGGTCAGCACCTTGGTGGATCGGGTATCGAAATCGTCGTCATAATCCGTATCAATCGGATGGCGGTCGAAGAACTTGATTTGATGCGCGTCCTTCTCAGCCACCGCGAACCATGCGGACTGGCTAACGAAATAATGGATAACCCGGAACTTGAGGTCCTCACCAAGCAACGCATTCAATTCGTTGTCATTGGTATAGGGCTTGCCCGGTGACCCCAGAATTTCCCGAGCAATGAACTTCAACTCAGGCGGGATCAGGATATGGCGCGGTTTTATCCTCACAGGAATGCCCTGAGAGTCCACCATGCGCTCGAACTGGTTGACCATCAACTGGATCGCCGTGAAGCTAAGGTCCACATCAGGCGATGGCCGATTGGGATAGGTGCCTCCCGCAAATATCACGTTGGTCAGGCCCGGCCCAAGGTTGGTTGCGGCAACCCCACCCAATAGCGGGTGCTGTGTATTGAACAGCGACACGCCATCTGTAGTGAGGATCGTGCTAAAGCCAAGGTTAAAGACGTTCCAAGCAACCATCTCACGGGCGAACATGGCCGAACGTGCATGGGCCTTGGGCACCTGCTTGAGGATGCCATACTGGTCGTCCTCAATCAACTCCCAAGTGGCACGGGAGCCGAGGGCATAAGTCAAGTGGACATACCGCTTGGTGCCACCCTGAATCATGTCATCATAGATCGCAGCGCTGCCTTCCGGCTTCTCAGGCATCGCTCCGACACCAGCCATTTCAACTTCATCCTCGAACGCTTGCTGAGAAGTCTCCACATTGAAAACGTGGGTGTACTCTTCCTCGCGCATCTGGAGGTCCAAAAAATGCAGGAACCAGTGATGCACGCCGGGTGCCAGCGTCTGTGCGAATGTGCCCCGAACCATCATAGCCAAATACTCCCAGTCTTAGCCCAGCAGGTAGACTGCATAGCTAATGAACTGAATCAAAACTCGTGTGCCCGCTGCCGGAACGTCGCGCAAATCCAAGCCGACCACCGTCACCAGCAAGTTAGTGCCGAATGTGGACTTGCTGGAATCCACATACCAAAAATTTCCGCCCGTGTCAATGGTCATGCCATATTGCTTGCCCACGTTGGTTACAGCAGGCGTCGCAGGAGACCCGGCGTTGCCGAATGTCGCGGAGAAGATTGTATCAGCCGACGGCAGGATGAATCCCACCCGGCCATCATTGAGGGGAGCGCCATGAGGAATGTTCTTTGCACTGGCCTCATTCGGCACCGAGCCAAAGGTAAGTGTAGCACCAAGCCCGGTAACTGGCGAGAATGGCACCGGAGCGCCCACTCCAGTCGTTGCCAAGCTGGAGCCAGCCTCATAACTAACACCCACCACCGAACCAAGTGCAGGAGCAGCGGTGTTCACTCCATAGGTAGTGCCGTTCCAAGCCTGAATGCCCCCATCGGCAGCCACCGACACAAGAGTGCCAGCCTTGAATGTTTGGGCGTTTTCCTCTATGATTCGGAAGGCCCTCCACTGATTGCCCGATTGTGATTCAACCGGCTGGATTGGAATTGCCGTAATGGCCATTGCTTAAACCTCTACTTTGGGCTGTGTCTTTTGACGTAGCCCGTCCACCACGGCCCGCGTCTCATTCACGCGCCCGCTCTTGATGGATTCATCAATAATTGCCTCAGCGTTCTCAGGAATGAAGGGCTTAGCCAGCCCCTTCTTTGCAAATGGCTCCTCTGATACACTCACCCTACGTGGCTTGTCATCAGAGAACACATCGCTTGACGCGCCCTCCAACATAACCCCACGTGTCCGAGCCATAGTGTCCGCCTTCTGCATGTTCCACTTCATGGCCGCATCATACAAATCGGCCCGAATCTTCATCAGGATGAGATCACCCGCCCGAATCTCCCCATCCTTACTGGAGGCATCGCCCCCCATAATTTCCACATCCTCATTCGTGGCGTTGATAAAGCCCTGTGTCTTGCGCTGGGTATAGATGCGCCCACCCTGACCATCCCGATTGACCCAACGGTAGCGATACTCGGTATTCTTCACCCGGATCGAGCATACCTCGGGCACCATCAACGGACGCGCCACAATAGACTTATTGAGCAGAATCGCCATATCGGACGATATGGTACGGGCAGGACCGGGAGGCAATGGGACATTGCCATTGACATCGGTTACAACACTCTGGCCTAGCTTGGTTCCATCTTGGGTTGTAAGCACTGCAATCTCATCGCTCGTCCCTCTCCCCGGTATTCGGGTTGGCAGGTTTGATGCTCTCGGTTTTGCGGATCAAAACAACGCGACCCGCCTCAAACTTTACTTCCACCGTCCCATACATCTTATCATGCTCGAACTCTCTCAGGAGCAAATCGACGGCAGGATCGGACATAACTCACCACTCCTAAGTATATCACAGCCCTTTTACCGAGGCGTCCCCTCCGCCCACCTTAGCTAGAGAACCTCGCGGGCACGATCAAAGGCGGGCCTTTGCCGCTGGCTGCCATGATGCGCTGCTCGATCAGGGCCAACTTGGCCATCTCGATCATCCCAAACTTTAGCAAGTCGTCCATCGGCGTGGTGCCCACCTGAATCTGGCCCCCAGCCATGCGAATCACAATCTCGTGCATCTGCACCGGCTGGGCCTCGATTCCATTTGGTTTATCCATGTGGACGCCTCTCCAAAAGGGCTGGTTATGCCGCCCCAGTCCTAGCTTACAAAATGCAGTTTCTTGATGACTTCCTTGGCCTTGTCGATGGGCACACCCATACGGGTCATCACCTTGCGCTGGCTATCGGTCAGCCCATCGGCCTCCGGCTTATGCGTCGAGTCGGCCCCGCCGCTGCCACTCTCAAGGAAGAATCCC